TGTGTTAATTTACCTGCGTCTTCACCAGCTGCTTTTCTTTTAGCATCATATACATTATCTAAATATTCTTTTTTAGTTTCTAGTTCACCTTTAGATTTTAACTCTGCAATGTCATATTCAATGCCTGCACCCGTTAAAGTTTTAGCTAAGTCAGATCTTTCATCTAATAATTTTTGATAAGCTTCTTGTTCTTTTAAATCTCTGGCGTCTATTGATCCACCTAAATCTGTTCCTAGTTTTGATAATGAAGGAGCCGCTGATCTTAATGCTCCAAATATTCCACTGCCTTCACTAGGTGCTGCTAATATATCTGCACCGGCACTTGCTATTCTTAAATAATCTCCAGTAGACATACCTCTTCTTTCAGCTCTCTCAGGCATTGGAATAGATTCTAAGGTTTCGTTATATTTTTTCATTAACTCCCCACCTTCATACATGCCTACTCTTCCGCCGGTTGCTAGTTTAGCAATACCCATTTGATCTATAACTTTTAAATCATCTTTAGATTCAACTTGGCCACCTCTGAACATCGGTCTTCTTAAAATTTTACTCATTATCCTCCCATGAAGTTTCTAGCTGCACCCATTAAGCCTCCGGCCCCGATTCCTATTCCAAGTAACTGTTGCGTTGTACTTGGTGGTGGAGTTGATTGCATCTGTGTTGCTGCTGGGAATCCACCGATAACTGATGCTAACTGTGGAGCTACTAATCCTAGTTGTGTGTAATCTGCAAAAGCTGCTTCTCTAGCTGCTTCTTGGTCCGCGGCTAGTAGACCTTGATTAATTTGTCTTTGCTGACCACCTAGTTGAGACTGGTATGTACCTAATCCTTGTTGTGCTTGTAAATCTGCTGCTCTTCTTTGTGTTGCATCCGCAAAACCCGATTGTCTTAATCCTGCTTCTGCTTGTGCTCTAGCCAAATCTGATGTTGCTTGATACTCACCCATCATCGCAGCTTCTCTACCACCACCAAAAGCTCCGGCACTAACTGCTGAATCTCTTAAAGAACCTAAACCTTTTTGCTGCTCTCTGTTCATCGCTGCTAACGATGCATCAATAACTTCTTGTTGGTATGGTGAAGTGTAAGAAGCAATAGAACCAGCTTGTGATGCAGCTCCTGCTCCTGTACCTGTTAATGCACCTAGACCAGCTGCTGCATTTGCTGCTCCTGTTTCTAAACCTGTTTGACCAGCTACAAAATTTCTACCAGTGTATGTACTAGTTGGAATTGATCCACCTAATAAAGATAAACCTTTGTTAGTTATACCAAGACCAGCGGCCTCTACAAAAGGTTCCCTTAACTGTCGTGTTATTGTTTCAGCCATTATGCTTTTGCCTCTAATTGTTTCATTTGATCATACATAAGGTCTGCACCTTTTTGTACGCTACCACCGCCTGCTGCTCTTACAGCATCCGCAGTCATTACAAATTCATTTTTACTTAATCTTGCAGGTACATCATCTGCTCTTTCTTTTGCACCCATGGGCACGAATCCTCCGCCTCTTAAATCCATTTCTTTTCCACCTAAATTCATTAGTCCACCTTCAGCGGCCATAGTTCTTCCTGAAGAAGATTTAGAACTCATGCCATTATAAATTTCTCTTGCTTTTATTGCTGCATCTTCTGGATTCATTCCTGAATCTAATAGTTCTATATAAATTTCTTCTAAAGTTGCTTCTTGTCCTGCTTCCATAGAAGCCATTTGACTTTCAGCCATAGCTTGATCTCTAAATTCTTCTATACTCATAGGTTCTAATCCTTGTTCCATCATGTCAAATCTATATATTTCATAAGCATCCATTAACGAAGAATCAGCTACTTCCATATTTTCATCAATCATCATATCACCTCTTGGTGTATCAATTTGTTCTCTCATGTTTACATCAATTCCATCCATAATACCACCTCTAGCTTTACCAGATGCCATATCTTCTTTCATAGCTTGAGCTAGTGCTGATGCAAAATCTAAACCTTCGTCTTGTAATTCTTTTACTCTTTCCATTAATCTGTCATCAACGGATCCACCATCTTCAAACGATAAAGGTCTAATAGATGCAGCTTCTATTTCAGGATATAATCTGTTGTAGCCATCTAAAGCCATTTCTATATTTTCTTCAAGGTCATCATCATTATCTAAAATTGTATCTTTTACTAAATCTTCCATTGAAATAGTTTTCTTTTTTCTTTTTTTTAAAATTCTATCTACATCACCATCTACTGCATCTCCATCTTCATAACCAACTCTACCGCCGGTTCTATATCCGTAAGTATCTAACATATCATCAACTTCATCCATGTCCCACGTTCCGGTACCTTCGTAGATTGCTCTGATAGCTGCTCTTCTACCTGCTTTGTCATTGATACCTTGACGTGCTAAGTCTCTGTTATATTTTTCTAATGCTTCTTTATTTAATTCTGCTGCTTTAATTCCGTAATCTACTCCTGCTTGAGCGCCCAGCATTTTAGCTTTACCCATAAAACTATCAGGAGCTAAACTTTCAGTAATACCTGTATACAGACTTTGAGCATCTTTACCTTTACCAAATTTAGTCATAAACTCTGGTAATTTTCCTGCTTCATTAAGTGAACCTAATTTTTGATTTATTGCTGTTGGACCTGCTGCTAAAGTTCCTGTTATTAATGCATCTTTTAAATCTGCTTCATCATCAGTTAATATTTTAGTTCCTGCTGCAGTTAAAAATTTACCACTTATCCCTTTCATAATACCTGCACCACCTGGAATAAAACCGGCAGCCAAATAAGGTACAAAAGGACGTATCTCCTTTGGTATAAACTTTTTAACTTTTTTACGTAGTCCTGAAAAAAATCCCATATTTTATGTCTCTATTATATTGTTGAAAAGCAAGTTAGCAAGACTTGAGTATATGCTATTTCACTACAATTTACTAGACTTTTCATACTTAGTCAATCTAGAATGTATTAACGCCAGCACCCAAAGGTATGCTTTCTACAGTTATATTTACGTCTCTACGTATATGTTCTGGTTTAGTAGTGGTATTTGGATCCTGTACATCTGCTAACGCTTCGGCATCAGAATTATAGTCTTTGCCGTTTTCTGTATTAGTTAATGTTACCTCACATTGTGGAGTAATTATTGGTATTTTTTTACCATCTATTATCTCATATCTAACTGAAGCTTTTGTTTCTATAAACGACATTATACATCCTCTCTGTTAATTTCTAGTATAGATGATACTACATGTAACTCATTAGCATCTGCTGCTTGAACTTTCAATATTTCATTTTCCATCATAATTAATGGTTCTGTTAATAATTGTTCTGTAGCATTTGCACCGACAGCTTTAACTTTAAATAAACTAAAAACTGTTCCTGTCTGACTTGTTAAAGTTACAGTTATTGTAGTTCCACTTCCAGCATCTTCTGAAACTAATAAAGATTTAATAATAGCTCTAGAGTTAGAAGGCACTGTGTATAAAACAGTATTATCAGTAGTTGATAAATCTACTTTAGAATTTAAATATACATTAGCCATTAACCTAAACCTAACCAAGTATATCGTTCTTGGTCCTCTTTTAGTTGTCTTAAAAATGTAGAATTTAATTGTTCTACGATAGTTGTCAAGGCTCTATTTATTTGTCTTTGGTTATCTTCACTATATTCTTTTTTAGGTTCTGGTAATCTTACTACTACTTTTGTCATTATCTTCTCCCATCTGGTTGCAGGTCAGCTTGAAAAGTACCAAATCTCCATGATTGGCCTGAACCTATATTTTCTATTTTAAGAGCAGCATATCTTCCCCGTGCTCTAGTGTCTACTTTAGTTGTACTTGAATTAATTGTAAAGGGACTTAGTGTTGTTACAGTATTAGGGTCTGCGGGATAATCAGCAACTGATATTGTAATAGTTGCATCTCCTGTTAAAACTTTAAAGTTAGGTAAAAATCTTCTCATAGCTAAAAAATACTCTCCTATACCTTGATCAGTTTGTAAAGCAAAATCATAAGAATTAATAAAAGAAGTTAAAGTTGTAGTTGTTCCATCAGGATTAATTTGATCTGTACCCACCTCGTGTTCAAAAAATAAAGTTTGACCTAAACCAGACTCTCCAACAACAGCAGGAAACGTTCCGGTGTTTTCACTTTTAAATGCAGCGGCATATGGTTTTGGATAAATTAAAGAATCAATCCAAGCTGTTCTTATAGAATTTTCATTTACTCCTGTATACCAATTACCCATAGGAGTAGGGGTATTATTTTGACCGTAGTTATAAGTTACAGATCTGTCATTAAAATCAGCTCCAGCACTTGGATACCACCAAGTAACTTCTGTAAATAGATTATTAATTCCTGCACAAATTTGTTGACCTTTAGTAGTTGCGCAATCATCATAAACATAATCTTCAACTGAACAAGGCAGCGAGTTTACGGTACCATCAAATGCAAAGAAACCATTGTTAGACATCCAGTAAGCAACACCATCAATTTCAATTGCTGCATTCTTACCAATCAATCCACAGTTAGTACCAACTTGCTCGAAGCCAAATGTAAAAGGAGCTCCTACAAATTTCATTGTGTATAATGAGTTATCAGTCCACACAAGTATGTTTTCTTTCGCGGTCAACGCTCCAACAATTCTTGATCCATCTTGAAGTCTTTGAGATCCTGCACTATTAACTGCTAAAATATCATACTCATTAATATCTTCTTGGTTTGCAAATCTAATAAACATATCATCTTGTGTAGTTGGATCACCGATAGTTACTTCTGTACCAAAATGAATTAAGTGACGTGTTGTTGGTGATATTAAAGTTAGTCGTGACGCAGTTGGATTACCTACTCCAGTTGCAATAGCTGTTGGAAAATCAGTAGTTGTTGTAGATGCTCTTGTTGTTAGTCTTGCTGTAATACCAGAGT